GAGGTCCATGATGGCATACTACGGCTACCAGCAGATCCGCAAGATGTTTGCTTGACATAAAAAATTTGATTGTAAAAAGTAACTGCAATCACACGAAGAAGACGACCGATTAGTCGTCTTCTTCATCTTCGTCAAATGTATTCCAAGCCTTTACACCAAGTCGATCAAACATTTTTTGATATATGCGGTGTTTAGTTTCTGACGGAGTTGAATATGTGAACAATGGAGTTACCCCGGTTTTAGTTTTTTGTGTCTGTACAAAATGATTAAGATGGTCAAAAACTTTAATTGCAGGATTTAAAACATTATTGGTTGGGCGCTTAATCGGTCTGGAAACATAACCACCTCTAGTAAACATAACATCCCATGAATTATTTCCGTTATGTGTAAAACTGGTCACGATTTCATCGTGATTAATTAAATTGCCCTCTTTATCTTTTGGAGTGTGTTTATAGTTAATCACATGATCCTCATCTGTCTCCACTAAATCAGGATGAGTTAACTCATGAGTTTTATTGGGGCGGAATATTTCAGAAAGATATTGCTTAAATGTTTTCATGACATCAATATTTATACTTGACAGCACACCATTTACCTGCTATACTATACAAACAAGGAGACACACAATGGATGACATTGATCCCAAGACCGAACGAGAACTGGTTGTGGATGCTTTGGAAAACGTTTTGAGTGACCTGTGGTACGAGGAAACACCACAATATGATCACGAAACTTATCCAGAAGAATTTCGGAAGTTCTGTGAGAGTGTCCTGTATTCGGTATTGAAGAAAGGTGTAAAGTGAACGACAAGCAAGACATTGTTGAGCAACTTCGGTTGTGGTCTGAACAGTTGAAATCATTGTCAAGATGGACATCGGGCAAACTGAAGTTTCCACAGAGGATCACATTGATTGGTGAAGCAGCCGATGAGATCGAACAACTCCGCAAGGAGCGTGACGAGGCGAGGCGTTCTTGCTGTGAGTACGCAGCGATTGTTGATGGAGCAGACACCACGAAAGGAATGGAGAGCGGACGTTTCTATAAGATTGCTATGAACTACATGAAGGATCGTGGCTGGGACTGCTTCAAGGAGAACGGAAAGTGACCGAATACAAATGGGAAAAACTCAAAGGCAAGCGACTACTGCTGACTGACAGGATCACAAGAATTCAACGCAGCGAATGGACGCTGCTTGAAATCTCCCCAAACGGCAAGGTGGGGAAGTTCCGCAACGAACTCGCAGACACCAGTTTTTGGAATGACCTTGATGATCTCGTCGTGATGGATGTGCTTCCACCAAACAAGGAGGACGGCAAGTGAACGAGGATATCATCGAAACTCTGCGAAGCATTCAATGCAGCGATGCAGCATGTGGAAATCTTCGAATCGCAATGGGAATGAAACTGGCGATATACGAGATCGAACGACTCCGTGCCGATCTAATGTGTTTGAAGACTCAAAATGCGGAATTTGTCCGCGCTCTCACAATGGCACAGGACGAGCGAAACGCAGCGGTAAAAGAACGCGACGAGGCAAGACTAGAAGTGTGCGAATGGGTTGAGATGGATGGAGCAACGACTGCCAAGGAAGAGGCCGAGTTGCGTGGATGGGACTGCTTCAAGGACGCACCAGCCGTCAAGACTCTAAAGGGCATAGTTGTTTCCAAAGGCAAGGCAATACCGCCAAAGTTTGATATTGAGGAGAACGATAATGTTTGACAAACACGGAATGTCTGAAGAGCGGTGGAACTACCTCATGCAGCCTTTTGATGGCGATGAGAATGTCATGCTGACTCCACAGGAACTTGCCAATGGATGGCATTGGTGCGATGAGTGGGACGGGCTTCTCATTCACGCAGACGACCGTGAGTTTGAACATTGCAAGTGTGACTTTATGAAGAAATTCCACACACCGGCTAGAATTGAAATGATGAAGCGTCAACAGGCTATGGACAGGTTGGCAATGCTTGATGAAGAACTTGGCCTGAATGATATGGTTCAGGAAGCAAACGATAATAATAATTTGCACCGCAAAACCGATATGGAATAATTTGACTTTGTTATTGGACAGGATATAATACAACCATGCTTACTTCTGTGTCTACTCTTTATATGCCCGGTCAGGTTATTGACCGTTCCGTTTATCAGGGTTCTACTTACCTCGGTGAACACTTCGACAATCCTCTGACCTTTGATACGGCATACACAATGCCTACGCCTACCACGGAGGCAATCAATCCTCCTACGGTTCCTGCGTCGATTGTCGGTAACAATCTATTCATGGGCAAGGCTGATGGCTATTGGATATACAAGATCTACAACCACAACAATCTTGTTCGCACCATTCAGATGGTTAATCAGGACTTTGCCATTCCTGTGCAGCATGATCGCGTTGAGAGCATCACGATGCCTTTCGGTGGAATAGATCCAAATCAGTGTGGTCGTGGAAATGATTGTCCTTCTCCTGCTGGCGCAGCTTTGATTGTGATTGCTTCTGCGTTTGCATACGGAAGAAATCGCATTAAATAATATAAAGGCCCCATAGATTAAGTGGCTAAATCGTCTCCCTTTCAAGGAGAAGACTCCGAGTTCGATTCTCGGTGGGGTCATTGGAGATTTACATGAGCAAGAACATGACTATTGTTTTGATTACTGGTGGCTTTGATCCTATTCACAGCGGACATATTGCATACATTGCTGCTGCTCGTAGTCATGGAACCTATCTAATCGTTGGTGTCAATTCCGACGCATGGCTCGTAAGAAAAAAGGGCAAGAGTTTCTTGCCATTCAATGAACGAGCCACAATCATCAAGCACATAAAGGGTGTTGATGAAGTCATTGAATTCAATGATGACGACGGTAGCGCAAAAGATGCTATTCATAAAGTTAGAATGATGTATCCTGATGCTCACATTATCTTCGCCAACGGTGGAGATAGGAATGGAAAGAACATTCCAGAGATGGATTATCACGACAGCAATCTTTCGTTCATGTTCGGTGTCGGTGGAGAGGATAAGAAGAACTCTTCAAGTTGGATTCTGAACAATTGGCAAAAAGACTAAAATGAGATATCTTTCAGTTTGCAGTGGAATTGAAGCAGCAACCGTGGCGTGGCATCCTCTTGGATGGACGCCGGTTGCATTTAGCGACATTGAACCATTTCCATCTGCTGTTCTCGCACATCACTACCCGAATGTTCCAAACCTAGGAGACATGACAAAATATGAAACGTGGAACCTCAAAGAAGGTGACATCGACCTACTCGTCGGGGGAACCCCCTGTCAATCTTTTTCAGTTGCAGGACTCAGAGGAGGTCTTAAAGACCCAAGAGGTGGCCTCATGCTTACCTACCTTGAGATCGCTAAACGTCTACGGCCTAGATGGATTGTCTGGGAAAATGTCCCCGGAGTCCTGTCATCCAACGGAGGAAGGGATTTTGGTTCCTTCCTCGGGGCGCTGGGGCAACTGGGGTATGGGTGGTCCTACAGAGTCCTTGACTCTCAATGGGTCAGAACACAACGGCATCCGAACGCCGTCCCGCAAAGACGGCGACGTGTGTTCGTTGTCGGATGTCTTGGAGACACAACCAGTGCAGCCAAGGTTCTTTTTGAGCGCCAAAGCGTGCTCCGGGATTCTGCGTCGCGCAGAAAGAAGGGCGAGGAGATTGCCTTTGGTTCTGGAGAAAGCACTTCAAGCAATTGCGTCACAAGCCACGAAATAGCCCCGTGTCTTGAAACTACCTGCCACGATTACAGCAGGGCAGATGGCTTTGCTATGGTGGCCCAGGAGGTTTCTGGAACTCTTGGCACTCGCGGTGTTAGATCTCATACTGAATTGGATGGGCATGGCGCATACATACCCGTACCGTTCACCAAATCAAAGAGAGCCCAGTCTAACACAGATGATGAGACTTGGGTCGAAGGTGATGTTGCACCTACACAAAATATTTTTGATTCCGGCGATACCCGTGCAACCACTGCAGTTGTCCAGTCCATGTCAGTTCGTAGATTGACTCCAATTGAATGTGAGCGACTTCAGGGCTTCCCTGATAACTACACTAGCATTCCTTGGAAGAACAAGTCTGCTGATGAATGTCCCGATGGTCCTCGCTACAGGGCGCTTGGCAACAGCATGGCCGTGAACTGCATGGAATGGATCGGAGAACGCATTGCAATGGTTGACTCTTCCCGTTCTTGATGTATACTATAACCAATGACCGAGACTCGCAACCTTATCGACTATTACCACTATTGGAACCACGATGCTATTATTGCAGATCTTGACAGCAAACGTCATAATTTTTCTGTGGTATGTTGCAACATTGGTAACGATTTCAATATTGCTACCGTCATTAGAAACGCTAACGCATTTCTTGCGAAGGAAGTTGTCGTCTACGGTAATAAGAAATATGATCGTCGTGGGACTGTTGGAACCCATCACTATACTAATTTCAAACATGTACGAGATATTGATTCACTGGCCGACTATGTTGCATCGCTTGCTGGCCCGGATGGGATTGGTAAGGCCATTAAAGTAATTGGCGTGGACAATGTGCAGGACGCGAAAGATGTTAACGCATACGAGTTTGATAGCTCC